GCCATCATCGCGGGTTTTAACATTTTAGCAACTGCACCGTAACCAGTCCAAGACACAGGGTCTAAAAAGAACGCACCTATTTCTAAAGCTGTTCCTTTCCAACCTAAAGTGTCTAACATGTCTTTATTCTTTTGATGTTTCTTAACTCTTTCAATAGTATGCAAAAAATGATCTTTACCTTGAAGACCTATAAATTCATCATAGAATTCAGGTCTAATACCATTAGTTTCCCATTGTTCGCTTACCCATTCCTTCTCATTTTCTAAACTCCAATTATCATCAAATTTAAAAGTTTGACCAGTTATTAATCTAAAGACAGAGGGTATAATTTGATTTTCAGATATAGCACCTATCGCTGCTGCTCCAAAACTTGCTCTTTCTCTTTTATCTGTCCAATTTTGGTATGTTTCAAATACTCTATCTAAATACAACTCTCCACCTGCATCTTTTTGTTTCCATAAATTAATAGGTGGACTATATTTACTTTCGGGTTTTTCAATCTTATGAGTTAGTTTTTTTTTAAGTAGGTTAGCTTCTTGCTTTCTTCTCGTAGAAAAACTGTCTCCAAAGTTTTCTAATTCATTAATTACAGCGTCCCAATCTCCATTAACTACATGTTTCCAAAAAGTAGGAGTACGTTCAAAACTTCCATACTGAAAACCTACTGAAGTAATTACTGTTTGTTGGTCAGAGTTTAAATCAGAAAATAACTTACCACTATCCTGTTCGTATTTTTTAATAATATTATTTGCATAATATTCATGAGAAGCTAAATCTAATGCCTTTACTTCACTATCATCTAAAGTAAGATTACTAGCAACCTCTGATGCCTCTGCACCTTTTAATTTGAAGAAAGGTTCTAATTTATCAATCAAATTAATATCAAGATTCATACTCTCAAGTGTTTCTCTATTTTTTTCTTTTAAATCAAATCCAGTTCCAATAGTAACTCCTGAATTATCACTAGGTACATATCCTATTTTTACACCCTTACCTTCTAGTGTTGATATGAATTCCCAATCTATACTGTGTTTTTTTTCCATAATTTAATCCAAATAATATGATTTCTGTTTCCTTAAATTTTTATTTATCCTTTGTATTTTTTTATCTTTCTTTTTAGCTTTAGCGTCAGCTTCTGTTTTCTGTTTTAAAGCTATTTCATTCATTTTTTTATGAAACTCTGCTTTAGGAACAGTAAGCCATGCAACAGTACCATCATTCGTTGTGTAAGTAGCAGGTACTTGATACTCCACGTCTCCCACAACAACTCCTAAAGATAATTCTCCGTCTTCGGTATTAATAATTAACTGATAATCATCGGGATTGATTTTATCTTTCTCGACCTTACCTCCACCAAAAGCTACTTGTTCAGGATTAGATATAAATACTTTATGACTTAAACCGAATAAAAACTCATCATCTAAATCATGATCTATAATATTAGGAGTAAGTTTTAATTTTTCTATAATTAACTCTGCAATAACTTGTTTAGACATTTCATACTGACCAGCTCCTATTCCCAATTCTTGAAGTTCATTTTTATTATAAAGAACCTCATTGTATTCTTCATAATTTTCAGAAACCCACGATTTTAAAGCAGACTTCCATTCACTTCCTACAACATTTTTAAAATACTCACCCATTGTATATATAATTTGTTTATTTTGAGGTTTAAGCATATCTAAATTGCTGAAGTCATTTATGAATTCTTTTTTATCTTCAGAAATTAATTGAGTATAAGTTCTAAAATTATTACTGTATTGCCCTAATTCTTTAAGTATACTATCAGGACTTTGATTGCCTGATTTTAATTTATTAACTGCAATACTCCAGAATACAGACATTTTATTATCTTTATTAAAATAAGTACCTAACAATCCTTCTTTATGTAATTTTAACGCTATACTAAAAGCTAATCTATTATCTTCTGTGATTTCTCGACCAATAGGTCTTGCTAAAATATCTTTAAGATAAGGTATAGGAGCATTTGCTCTGATGGCAGGCAACATTAAATCAATTGCCTTTTCAAATGCCTCATTGTCATTAATACCGGTATTGTTATTTTTTATTATTTTTATTTTTTGCTTTAATAACTCTGAAGAATTCTTGTTATAATCTTTATTGTCATAATTATGTGTTTTACCACTAAAGAAATCTGCTTCAAAATTATTTAAAGCATCTAATGTTTGTATATCAGCTAGTATTTTACTTGCTGCATCATTCCATTTAGGATTATCAATAATAGCTGGAGTACCATCGGGTCTTTCTTCAGTTAGCATCTTCTTATAAAACGCTGCAAATCTCCCATCTGTTGCTAGATGTGTTTTAGCCGCTTCTATAACAAGACCATCGAGGTCAGATAAAGTTAATGCTGGGTTTAAATTAGTTTTAATAATATCTAATTCTTCGTCCCAATATTTACTAAAATTATCTAAATAAAATTTATTTTGTTCTAATTGAAATTGTCCTGTATCATAATCATCAGCACCATTATAATTTTCAAAAAAATCAACTTGCAATCTAGTTGATACTCTATCTGGTATAGTTTTAATTTGATACGCTGTATCTTTTTCTACTCTTTCAGTTAGTAACTTACTTTGTTTCTTTAATTCTTCACCATTAACCCATTTTCTAATAGTAGCGTTTGCTGTGTTAAAAGCAGTTTCAAAATAGACATCATTTTTTTTATTATTTAAAAACGTGTTAGTTTTAGTAGCTAATGCTTCTTCCCAATTCCACTCTTTACTATGTTTATTATTTTCGTATTCTTTCTGAAATTCAAAAACAAAATTATCTGATGCGTTAGCTGCGTATTGTTTATAAGCACCATACCTAGCCCAATCATTATTAATATCAGGAAAACCAGCTTTATGTAATTCTCTAGCTTCAGAAAGTGTTAGTCCGTTAATAGCGTTAGCACCTTCTATAGTCTTTTCTGTCGCTTTTTCTTTTTCTTTCTGTATTACATATTCACCGAATACAGGACTAATATCTTTTAATGCCTTTGCTAAATTATCTGCTCCGATGTTTCTTTGTGCTGTTTTTCTATTTACCGAAACAGCTCCTGTCTCATTGAAACTTTTGATTGAAGTATCTAATTTTAAATTTGTATCTATTTTAGCCATTAGGGCATATCTCCTACAAGTACGCCTTGATCTGCTGAAGGAGTTTTAGGAGCTTGTGTACTCATGAACATCGCAGATGAATTTGCTGCAGCACTTAAAGCGTAACTTCCAAAACTAGGAGCAGCCATTAAAGGCATACTTAAAATTTGATTTGTAAATTGTCTATTATAAGCTAATCTTTTATCTTCAATACTTATAATTACATTTTCATAATTTGTATCACTGGCGTTGAAAGCATTACCTTTTTGTCGATGAATGTCTCCAATAAGACTGTCAAACATATTACCACCCACTCCACGTTCAAATAATTGAACTTTAACTTCACCTTCTTTCTTTTTAGCCGCTATAGCAGCTTTAAATTTTTCCGCTGCTGTTTTATCAAATTCAACACTTTTCTTTTTTTGTAAAGATATGTCGGTGTATATAGCTTCGTTACTTGCTCTTTTAGCCGCAGCCATAGTGTTTGCATTGACTGATGTAGCGTATGCCTTATCTGATCTATATTGTTGATAAGCACTAGCAAATTGAAACGCAGCGTAAGCGTATGGATTACACATAATTATATTCTTATAAATTCGTAAAAATCTATTTTATCTATTTCCTTTTTGTTTATTAATTTAAAACCACACCATTTAATCCAACGTAAATGAACTTCATTTCTACTATCGATAAAATTCCACAGTATGGGATATAGTTTCTGCATTTCTTCTACTCTATTCTTACATTGACGAGCAAACGGTAATGCTATTTCTAAAAATCTGTTTGTACCTAATAAAAACGGAGAACCAACTCGATGGTAATCCGTAGGACACACACCGTACATAGCTATAAAATTTCCATCTTTAATTACTGAACGACATAATTTAGCAGTTCTAAAACCTCGTACAATAGGTTTTATAGGGTGTTCTTTTGTTATTGTTAAAACTTCATTGAAATCATCAGGTCTTAAATCGTCCACTAATAATTTACAATCTTCCTCAACACTATCTCTTTCTACAATCATTAAGATATATTTCTAGTCGATAGAATAGAAAATATACCTGTCCATTCTGCTGATAAGAAATTACAAGGTAAATAACTATTATTATCAATCTGTATAGTTACGTCTTGATTTCTACATTGTAGAGGAACTTTAAAATCTCCACTTTCAGGATAAGGACTTCCTAATGTAAAATTACTTGAACCTAAAATTTGTCCAGTAAATTTATATACACCAGCAGTTCTAGCTTTAGGGGTTACTGTTATTTCGAAATAACCACTATCTCCATAAATTACAGCAAGTTTTTTTAATTGTAACCTACCAGAGTTAATAGTAGAACCTGCACCACTAGCTTTAGTCTCTCGTGTATAAAATTTTGAAAATGTATATTTAAAATTATATTTTCTTCCCAACCAACAAGCGTGTGCTGAATGATCCCCTGAAGATGTTATTGACGTACTACTTGCTTGTGTGATTGTTAAATTTCTTCCTTTTTTATCTGTACCCCAAGCACCACTATATACTACTTCCATAGGATTAGTTTCAGGGTAAGGTATTGTCCAAGTAGTTAAACCTGTACCACTACTATATACACCTGTAACACTTACTTTTCTATCTAGTAAAACTGGAAAAGACAAATCCGTGTCTACTTCATTAGCTTTTAAATTCATTTTTTCCAAATAAGTACCATCTGCTCTTTTAATAACTACATAAGCAAAATTATTAATAACATCTAAATCTAAAACAATATCTGTATTTGGAAGTGTATATGTTGACCAACTTCTTTGCAACGCTTTTTGATTTGCATCAAAATAAAATTTATAAACAAATATACTACTTCTATCCCCATCAGATAAAGCAAATAAAGTCTTTTCTCCTGAAGACCCTTTCAATGAAAATATATTAGATTTTATATATCTAGGTAAATTTATAGTAGTATCTGTAGCGTCCTTTACTTCACTATCACTAGATATATAATATTCTGAAACTCCACCATAAGTACCTCTATTACTAGCGAAGTAAATATTCTGACCCAACCCTATGGGTTTTGCCTTATCAGATATTTCGTATTCAGTAGCTTGGTTAATAGATACTGTTTTAGCTGTAAGAGTTTCTTCTGGTTTTAATATAAATTGTGATTGATCTGAAAACAAAATTAATTCTTCGTTAAAAGGAACTGCATATTTTAATATAGATACTTTATTATGAGACATTGAAATATCCACAACATCATCATCTTGTGTTGTTGTAACTGTACTATAATAAAAATTAAAAAATTCTCCAGCTTTAGAAAAAACTACATTTTCATCAGAACAAAAACCTAATCTATTTCTATAAAAGAAAATATCATTAATTTTTGTACCAATAAAAGATGGGTCTGGGTTACTTACTGTATCTCCAACTGTTCTATCCTTCCAAGAAGGATCGTCATAATCTGTACCACTAATGGTATAAGTACCTCCATCACAAGGAGTGAAACGAAAATTACCATCTGCTGTTCGTATTAACACAAATGGCATTGTAGTATCACTAAAGCTATTATCTAAACCATCTTTAACAGTTTCAACCCAAGCAGAACCGTCCCATTTGACGAAGTAATTATCATATTCCGTACCACTATCTCCTGTGATTTCAATTAAGAAATCATTAAATCCTTTATATGGTAAATCAGAAAAATTCTGTGTTTTATCTTTTAATTGAATTAATCCGTCTCCACCTAAACCGTCTGAAACTGACGCAGTAAATGTTCCTGAATTTTTTGAAACATGTATTACTGATCCATTTCTAGCAAGTGTATAACCACTTAAATTAGAAACTAAATCATTATATAATTCTGTTGCTATATTATCTGTAGTAATAGAACTTGCGTTGCCAGAACTAGAATTATCTAAAGTTTCATAACTAGCTACGTTTGATCCATCAATATCAATTTTATAAGTAGTTTTATATTGACCGTTTTTAACAAAAAACATCGCCTCATCAGGTCGAGAACTTGCAGTAGACCCGGATTTAGCTACAGTTTTAGTTTTATTAACTACGAAAGTGTAGTCAGCTACTGTAATACAGTTAATATCTGTTTGTGGTGTTGTTGTTGTTAAATAACTTAAACCTGAAGGTGAAACTACAGTTTTCTCGACACCACCTAGTGTGTAAACTTTAAGCCCTTGATTTGTAATTAACACAACGTATTGTTCTAAACTATCTCTATTAATTAAATGTACTTTAGTATTTGTTTCTGTAGCTGTACTTAATTTAGCCACATGTTCTGTAGGGGGTCTTTTCCCTAGCCCAAACACAACATCTGATAAAGCGTTCTCTTGAGATTCTGCTTGATTTGGTAATCTAACAGTATCAGGTTGTTGTGAAATACCATTTAATAAATTTTGAATTGAAGAACTTACTAATCTAGCCATTCTTTAATCCTTTGGTTGGTAATTCTGTCTATCTATCGTACTATACACACTATAATTATCGAATATACTATGATCTCTTGTATCTCCTTCAGATTCTTTCAGAACTGCTAAAGCATTTAACTCATCTACTTGATGAAATTTATGTAAAAGATCAGAAGCTAACATTCTATCTTGAAAAATTCTTGAAGCTCTTATCGTAACGTAACGTCTTGCTGCTTCAGGTAATTCTGTAAATTCTAAAAACCAAACAATGTCAGTTTTAACTTCACTATCCGTTATTGTATAAGTATGATTTTCTCTATCCCATAATTTTCTAGCACGTTCTACATAGTCCTTACTTTGGCTAGTACCAGATGTATCTACTCTTAAAGCGTTTGAGGGAAGTTCGACTTGTGAAGATGAATTAGGGATTAGTTTATAATCCGTGTCGGTATTGAAGTGCCAACCAACGCTTTGCACTTCTCGACTTACATTGTCAAGAATTTGTATTGCTATTGAAACGTCAGTTGTTGTTGAAGATGTTATTGAGTTGACTGGTGTCTCACCAATCGCAGTCATCATAGTATTAACTGCTTCTAATTTCGTAGTAGGATTTGTTGCCATATTTATATTGATTTAAAATTTGTCGACTTGAAGGGCGATTTCTCGCCCTCCAAAGTGAGTAAAAACAACGTAAAATTACGATGTTTTGATTTCCCAAGCTGCGTCTGGACGAAGTACACCATGACCCATAGCGTATTTCGCTACAAGTAATGTACCTTGTCTTCTGACATCGTATTCCATCTCGACAGCTAAATCCATTAATTTAACTGTTCCGACAGCAGACTTATGCCATACAGCACCAACAGTAGTTGAGTAATTAGCACCCAATGTACCGTCAGAACCGTCTAAAACTCCAGATGTAACATTAGTTGAAGGTAAGTTGTTAGTTTTCACAATGTGAATACCTGCAACTTTAAGAACTTCTCCCTCTGCGTATGCACCTTTTCCACCCCAGTCTCTGTTTATTACATTAGTAGTTTGTACTAATTGGTAATAAGCCGCTGGACTTACTGCACAATATCTGTCGTTTTCTGGGATATTGTTTTCGTCCATTTTTTGAGCTGCTGAAAAGATAGTTGCCGCTGCTGATGATCCACTTGTATTGAAGTCAGCATCAGTCAACTGAACACCTGCCGCTTGTGGCGATGCTGCACTTGCTCTTGATGAGTTGATTATTTGTTGATAGACGTGCTTGTCCATAACTTGTGCTAGAGCATTTCCACACTCTTTCGAGTATTGGCTTCTAACATCGTAATGGTTCTTCGCTTCGTCTATTTTTGCGATAAACACAGGAGCAATAAGCAATCCTTGAATTGCAATATTTCTCTCATTGTGAGTTATAGCAGTCCCTGTAATTTCTGCACCCGCAGTATGGTAGGCAGCCGTAGCTTTGCCCATAACTGGGAATTGTGCAGATTGTCCTGAACTGATACTTCTTACAACATGCTTATCTAACGTACTTTGTGCATCTTCAAACGCAGTAAGAACTTCGCCTGAAAATACTTTAAGGAAAAGAGCTGTAGTTGAACCACTAGCAGCAGCTTGACCTAAATTTGATACAGTAGCATTT